TTGCATGGCATCGCCGACCATGGCGGCCATCGTCACGGCAATTTCCCGGCGTATCTCCACCCTGCCCATTCTGGTTATGAACCGGACCGAGAGCCAGGGCCGAACTCGCAAGGAACTCCTACCGAACCATCCCGTAGCGCGGCTCCTTAAGCGGCCGAACGCCTGGCAAGACCCGAGCCAGTTTTGGCTTGATGCAACGTCGCAGCTCGTGCGGTGGGGTAACTTCATCGCGGCCAAATCGCGCGGTCAGACAGGCCCCGTGCGCGAGTTGCTGCCGATTAATCCCGGTGCCGTGACTGTCTTCCAGGATACCGATTGGAGCGTAACCTATCGGGGTTCCGAGCCCAACGGCATCTATTTCGAGCGCACGCCGGAGCAAATCCTGCATGCTCGAGGCCCCGCGCGCGACGGGCTCAAGGGCGACAGCATGGTGATGGATATCCGCCAGGCCATCGGCCTCGAGATCCAAGCCGAGATGATGGGAGCAAGCGTGTTCGGCAACTCTGCCGTGCCCGGCATGGTGCTCAAATATTCGGAAGGCTTCGCCGGCCACGCGACCGAGGAAGAGCGCACCAAGTTCGTCAACACGCTGCAGGATCTCTTTGCCCGCGAGAAGCGCCATAGCACCCTGCTGCTGCCCAAGGGCATTGAGGTGGACAGCAGCGCCCCCGTGGACAATGAGAAGGCGCAGTATACCGCGACCCGGCAGTACCAGCGCACGGTGATCGCCGCCGCGTTCGGCGTGCCCGTGCACATGGTCGGCGACCTCACCAAGGGCACGTTCAACAACGTTGAGCAGCAAACGCTGGACTTCGTTATCAACGTGGTGTTGCCCTACTGCCGCATGTTTGAGAACGCCATGGAGTGGTCGCTGCTTACGCCGGCCGACCGGGCGCAGGGCGTCATCATCCGCTTCGACCTTGAGGGTATCCTCCGCGGCGATTTCAAGAGCCGGCAGGAAGGGCTCAACATTCAGCGGCAGGCGGGCGTCATCAGCGCAAACGACTGGCGCGAGAAAGAAAACCTCAATCCCATTTCAGCGGCCGATGGCGGCAATGAGTATTGGCGCAAAGGCCCGAGTGGCCAGGACGCAACAGCACCAGGCGGCCCGACGCCGCCTGCCGACAACAACGACGGTGGGCAAGCAAATGAAGACACAGACCCTCAATCTGAAGTTTGACATCAAGGCGCTGTCGGACCGAGAGTTCGAAGGGTACGGGAGTGTCTTCAACAACGTGGATCTGGTCGGAGACATCATGGCTCCCGGCTCATTCCGCAAGTCGCTTGCCCAGCACAAGAGTGACGGCACCATGCCGCTAATGTTCTGGATGCACCGGCCGGACCAGGTTGCGGGCGCATGGCTCAGCATGAGCGAGGATGAGCACGGGCTCAAGGTCAAGGGTGTGCTCGCTGATACCCCGCTCGGCAACGAGATGCGGACGCTTCTCAGCATGAAGGCGCTGCGCGGCCTGTCGATCGGCTTTTACGTGCGCGATCGCGTGTGGGAGGAAGACGAGGAACACGGTGCGGTGCGCGTGATCACGCAAGCCGACCTGGTGGAGGTCTCGCTGGTCTCGCTGGCGGCGAACCCACTCGCCGAGGTCACGGCCTCAAAGGCGCGGCTCTCGAGCGACGGCGTTTATGTGCCGTCCTCGCAGGAGACGGAAACCATGCTTCGCAAAGGGGGCTTTTCAAAGCAGGCATCGCGCGCTATGGTCGCAAAGTTATTCGGTGATGGTGCGACGCTATCGACCGATGAAGGCAAGTCCGGTGCGACGCTGGATCTTGACGGATTGAACATCGATAGGCTTTCCAGGCTGGCCGAGGTCATGAAGACCGCGCCGGCTGAAGTTGTGCAAGATAGACCCGTCCCATTCTGGCGGGCTTAGCATCGGGGCACCAATGACGACACTTGCGGACATCAATCGCGTCATCGACAAGATCGGTGAGGCGTTCGAAGAGTACAAGGCGACCAACGACAAGCGTATTGACGCGCTGGCGAAGGGCGACAAATCGACGGCTGCCGAGCTGCAGCAAAAGCTGGCCAAGATTGACGGCGACGTGACCAAGTTCACCGAGCTGAAAACCACGCTCGAGCGCGAGATGGAATTCCAGCGCGACCGCATCGAGGCACTCGAAGCCCGCGCTAGCAACCCGAAGAAGACGCCGCAGGATGTGCTCAATGACGAGTACAAGCAGGCGTTCACCGGGTGGGTTCGCTCCAAGGGTCAGAATTCTGCTCTCGAGCAGAAAATGGAAACCTTGATGACCAAGGCGCGCTCGGAACAGAAGAATATCACGATCGGCACCCCCTCGGCCGGCGGCTATGCCGTCCCGGAAGAGATCGCCCGCGACATCGAGCGCCTGGAAAAGAAGTTCTCCCCGGTCCGCTCGCTCGTCAAGGTCGTGCAGGTCGGCACGTCCGACTACAAGGAACTCGTCTCGCTGCGCGGCGCGTCATCCGGGTGGGTTGGCGAGAGCACGTCCCGGCCGGCGACCAACACGCCGACGTTGCGCGAGGTCACGCCTACTCATGGTGAGCTGTATGCTTACCCGCAGGTGAGCGAGTGGGCATTGGATGACATCTTCTTCAACGTTGAGCAGTGGCTCACCGAAGAGGTCGCCCAGGAGTTCGCCTTGCAGGAAGGCACCGCCGTCATCTCCGGCAACGGTTCGAGCAAGCCCACCGGCATGCTCAACACCACGCCCGTGTTGACTGCGGACTTCGCTTCGCCGCTGCGCGCCGCTGCCGCCTATCAGTACATCAACAGCGATGCGGATGTGGACGATCCGAGCCCGAACACTCTCGGCAACATCATTCGCGGTGATGCCCTGATTGACACCGTTTATACGCTGAATAGTGCGTATCGGTCGGAAGCTGTGTGGATCATGAACAGCATGACCACGGCGGCGGTCCGCAAAATCAAGGATACCACCGGGCAGTATCTGTGGGCACCGGGCCTGCAGCCCGGCCAGCCTGCAATGCTTCTCGGCTATCCTGTCAGCACATGGGAGCAGATGCCCGATGTTGGCGCGAACACCTTCCCGATCGGCTTTGGCGCATGGCGTCGGGCCTACGTGCTGGTTGATCGCGTCGGCTTGCGCATCACCCGCGACAACGTGACCAACATCGGCCACGTTCGCTTCTATATCCGCCGGCGTGAAGGTGGCATCGTCCTGAACAACGATGCGGCCAAGTTCATCCGTAGCGCCGTCTAATACCCCGCCACTAGATCCAACTGGCGATTGGTGAGGGGAGGAACGTCTAAGGTTCCTCCCCAATATTCTCAAATTATAGGTGAGTTATGGATAGACGTATCCAGTTGATGACCGATAGTGTTGCTGTTGACCCTGTTGCCATCAATTCATGGGTTGATGTTCGTCAAGCCGTTCTCAGAACTTCCGAGGATTTCGACACTGGAAATGCGCACGGTGCGAGTGTAGGAATTTGGTGGTCGGAGACTGTTGACGGTCCGTGGGAGGGACTTTTTAACTTCGAATTTGCTCCGGACCAGACGCCGGCTCATCCCGATGCCAATCGGCAGATTACCAAGATTGTCACAACCAGGGTGTTCTTAGGCTACATCAAAGCTACGGTGATTGAGGCTCCACAGGTTGGAAGTTTTGATTTAGCTTTGTATTTCGACTGATTAGTGTTGCGTATAGCGAACGAATTGCTGTCTTAGTAAGTATTCCGCAAGTATTCGTAAGCTGATTACTCGTGAAAAGTAAGTAATTCGTTCGCTATAACTAACAGGAAGCTAAGATGGCGAAGCTCATTCTCAAGAAAGACTGGCCGGGACTTCGCGGTATGATGAAGCCGGGGGAGTATACTATTCCCGGCGACATTTCCCTTTCCCACGCGCGTTGCGCGCGGGCCGATGGTGCAGGTGAGATTGTCGCCGACAGCGAGAGCGCCACGCCGCTGCCGCCATCGGAGAAGCCCCAAGGCGGGCGATTTCCTCCTGAGAGCAAAGAGCAACCCCGCGAAAAGAAGCCCGCGCCCGCTAACATACTCCCACCTCGGGGAAAGCGTGGAAAGGGTTCTCCCGCGGCCTGAGTGGGAAACCTGCGTTGTGGCGGCCTCCGGACCATCCCTGACGGCCGAAGCCGCCGAGGCTGTCGCCGCATCCGGCTTGCCCATTCTGGCCGTGAACGACGCCTACAAGCGCCTGCCGAGCGCCGCCGCGCTCTATGCTTGCGATGACATGTGGTGGATTGAGCGTGCGGGTGCTGCCGACTTTGCCGGCGAGCGCTGGTCATCCACCGGCCGCCCTGGCCGCTTCCGCCACAATGACAAAAGCCGCGTCCAGACGCGGTACGGCGTTCGGCTCATCTTCGGCGAGGATGGAGCCGGCTTCAGCATCGATCCCGAGACCATCCATTACGGCAGCAACAGCGGTTTCCAGGCGGTCAATCTCGCGCTGCACTTTGGCGCGCGTCACATCCTGCTCATCGGCTTTGATATGCAAGGCACCCATTTCTTCGGCGAGCACAAACCGCCCTTGCGCAACACCGGCAGCTATGTCAGTTTCATCCGCGCGTTTGATGTGGCTGCGAAGAAGCTATCGCCTGACATCGAAATCGTGAATACGTCGCCCGTCAGCAAATTGAACTGCTTTCCGAAGGTGCCCCTTGATGCTGCTATCGCCCAAGCATGCCGTCGTCGTCTCGCCGCTTGACGACAGCCCGTTTCCGCTGTCGCTCGCGCTGGTGAAAGAGCATCTGCGCGAAGACAGCGCGGATTTCGACACACTTATCGAGACCTACATGCGCGCCGCGGTAGCGTGGGCCGAGACCACCATGAAGCGGACCGTCTATAGCCGCCAGCATACGTGGACGCTCGCCGGCTTTCCTACCGGCTCGTGCGAGATCTGGCTTCCGGCCGGCCAGGCGTCGGCGGTTGAGAGCATCGTCTACCGCGACAGCAGCGGCGATGCCGTCACGCTGCGCGGCCCCACCTCGAGCGGCAGCCCCGCCGGGACCGACTGGCAAGAGGATCTCACCGGCAGCGCGGGCGGCTTCTTGCGCCCCGCGCGCAGCGCGGTGTGGCCGGTAGCCGACAGCGAGAGCATCTCGCCTGTGGTCATCACCTACACGGCCGGGTGGGCAAGCAACGCCGTGCCCGCCGACATCATCCACGCCCTGCTCTTCGCGGTGGCCGATCTCTACGACACCGCCGGCAGCGCCGACCTCACGGTGTTCGGCAAAAATCTCACCACCCGCGTGAGCCTCATTAGCCCCTATATCCTCAATCGGTGGTATCTATGAGCGAGCGAGTTTACTGTGAACTTTTGGTTCATCTCGAAAATGGCAAGTTTGTTTTGCGTGACGATCGCGGATTACCTGTAAGAGGTGTTCGCAAGCTGAATATCACGCAAGCAATTAACGAGGTAACTTCATTGGCGGTCGAATTGGTTTCTAGGGCTCATTCTCTATCACCCAATCAGACGCGCCATTTAATCGAGGCCATTAATGAGGAAGTGCGCGACGGCGCAAAGTTGGACCTGAAATGAGGTTCATCTGTTGGCTGTGGAGCGGCGGCGGCTTCTGGAAACCCGTGGTCAAATACGGGCCTCGCCATGTCGAGGTGCTCGCCGCGATGTTGCATCGCCACGGCGGCCATCATCTCACCTGTATCCACGACGGGACGTTCCAACTCCCGCGACATATTGACGCAGTGCAGATGCCGGAATACGTAGCCAGCATGCCGGACTATCTACCCAAGCTGTGGGCATGGTCGCCGGAGCTGCAGGCCATCATCGGCGAGCGCTATGCCAGCATTGACCTCGATGTGGTGGTGCTGGCCGATCTCGCGCCGGTCCTGGCTGGACATCCCGTCATCTTGTGGGATGAGGCAGTGGGTGAGCCCTACAACACCAGTCTCTTTGCGGTGGAGCCGGGCAAAGGTCAGGAAGTGTGGACGTATTTCACACCGGAGCGCTTGCAGCGCGCGCGGCGCGCGGCGGCCCGGTGGACGGGTGACCAATCGTGGGTGGCCCATGTGCTCGGCCCGCGCGTGCCCACCTTCGGTGAGCGTGACGGCGTGCTGCGTTACCGCGGCGGCCTGCACCAGCTCGGCGTGCCCGCTCGCACCAAAGCAGTATTCTTTTGCGGGCCAATGTGCCCGTCAACTCAGAGGGAGCATGTAAATTGGGTGCGGGAGAACTGGCTCTAGCCGGCTATCGGCGCGAGCGCGGATTGCTTTGGCCGGATTACGATAAGCGGTGCGCCGAGGTCACCTTTGACGAGATGGCCGAGCTTGTGCCGTCCGTGATGTTGCATGTGACGGGTAACCGTCTCGCGGTGCAAGCCGGCGGCAACTGCGGGCAGATGCCGCGCATGCTTGCCGAGCGCTTCGGCACGGTCTATACCTTTGAGCCGGACCACCGGAATTTCGTGGCGCTTACCGTCAACACGGCCGAGCTGCCGAACGTCTTTCGTTACCAGGCGGCGCTCGGCCGGTCGGATACCGATTTGCGCGGTCTCGGCGATGGGGACGGCCGATATCCGGCCACTAACTGCGGGGCCATCTACATGGCCGGCGGCGGCATGATCCCCACGCTCACGGTGGACGGCCTCAACTTGCCCGGTTGTGACTTGCTCGCGCTCGACATCGAGGGCGGCGAGGCGCAAGCGATCCACGGCGCGTCTTGGACAATCCATTCCTACAAGCCGGTGGTGGTGATCGAGGATAAGGGGCTCGGCAAGCGGCTGTATGGCGAGGAAGCCGGAAGCGCTCGCGCGTTGCTCGAGAGTGTGCACAGCTATCGGGAGGTTGCCAAGATCCGCAACGACTACGTCATGGTGCACGCCGGATGAGCAGTAAAGCCGTGATTGTCGCCAACGAGCGTGCGCCTCATCATCTGAGTTGGGGCGCGGCTTTCATGGCCGGGCTGCAGCGCCGCGGATGGTGCGCCGAGATGAGCACGAGCGACAAGCCGTGCGACCTCCTGGTGCGGTGGGGCGTCAAAGACCGGGCCATGATCCAACGTCAGCGCGATGCCGGCGGCGAGGTCTGCGTTCTCGAGCGCGGCTATCTCGGCGACCGCTTCGAGAATACCTCCGTTAGCTTCGGCGGCGGCCTCAACGGTCGGGGCCGGTTCGTCACACCGCCGGGTATCGACCTCGAGCGCTTCCACTCGCTCGGCCTCGAGCTTGCCCCCTGGCATCTCGATAGCGACGGCTATGCGCTCATCATGGGACAGGTGCCTGGCGACCAATCACTCAAGCACGTCAATTTCGAGAAGTGGGTGCGCGAGACGGGGGCCGAGCTGGCGGCGAGCGGGTGGCCCGTCCGCTTCCGGCCGCATCCCGGCAACCGAGGCGGCCCCGACAACTACGGCCTGAAGACGACGCGCGGCACGCTCGCCGAGGCGTTGGCCGGCGCGGGCCTGGTGGTCACCTTCAACAGCAACAGCGGCGTGGATGCGGTGCTCGCCGGCCGGCCCACCGTGGCCATGGATGAAGGGAGCATGGTGCGCGCGGTCGCGGCGCATGATATGAGGGTTATCGCGCCCGATCGGTCGGCGTGGGCCGCGCGGCTCGCCTGGTGCCAATATAGCCGGGCCGAGATGGAAAGCGGCTTTTGCCAGGAGGCGGTGGGCTTATGACTGGTGCGGCAATCCTCAACGAGGTGATCACCCTGCAGCGGGTGACGATCGAGCGCAACGGCCTCGGCGAGGGTGTCGAGACATGGAGCACGCTGGCCACGCGCAAGGCGCAGCGCGCTGACGTGTCGGACGGTGAAGCGGTGCGAGCGGCCGAGGTGGGTGCGCAGATTACGACGCGCTTCACCATCCGCTATAGCAGCGAGATGGCCACCCTCAACGCACTTGACCGGCTGGTGTTTGAGGGCAAGGTCTACAACATTACGGGCGTGAAGGAAAAGCAGCGCAAGCGCTGGCTCGAGGTCAGCGCCGTGGCGCGCAACGATATCGCCGCGCAGGAGACGAGCCCGTGAAGGTGACCGTGCGCGTTGAGGGTTTGAAGGAATGCCGTGACGCGCTCGCCTCGCTGCCGTCGGCGACGCAGCGCAGCGTCATGCGGCGCATCCTCGTGGCGCGCGGCGAGCCGATCAAGAATATGGCCAAGCGGCTTGCTCCGGTCGACACGGGTTTCCTCGCCAACACGGTACGCATCCAGAAGAACACAGGAGGCGGCGCAGGGCGCGCAGCGTTCGCCGCTACCCTCGCCGCGGGCGGCAGCCGTTCGGCCGCCGGCAGCGCCGCACGGTCCGCCAATCAGGCAGCAAAGAGTGGGGTGGAGATTTTCATTGGACCGAATGCCGGCCCGCGCGAGATCGTGGCCGAGTACGGCTCCCGCGATCGCGCTCCCACTCCGTTCATGCGCCCGGCATGGGACGCGCATAAGGGCACGATCTTGAATGACGTGGCCAAGGATCTGTGGGAAGAGATCCAAAAGGCTATTCGCCGCCGGGAAAAGAAGGCCGCCAAGCTGGCCGCCGCGCAAGGGGTTGAGGAATAATGCCGTTCGACATGTTTCCGGAAGATGACGGCGAGCAGGGGCCTTGCCCCGATTGCCACGGCTATGGCTTGCTGACCAAGCACGTTTATTTCGATGGTCAACTTGTCGGTCTAGCGACAGTGCGTTGCGCTTGTCCTGCCGGCCAGAGGGATGATTGATGGAAGAGCTGTTGCGCACATTGCTCGCCGACAGCACGGCGCTTACAACTCTCATCAGCGAGCGGCTGCAATGGGGCTTCCGTGAGCAGGCCACGGCGCTGCCGGCGGTCACTCTCACCAAAATCTCAGGCGGCCCGCTCTATAGCGATGAGGGCGAGGTGGGGCTCGATGAAGTGCGCGTGCAGATTGATTGTTGGGCAGCCAGCTTCACCAGCGCAACCGCTGTGGCGCGCGCGGTGCGTGCCCGCTTGTCCGGCTACTTCGACGCGAACTTCCGCTACATCGCTCTGGACGCCTCGCGCGACATGCGGGAGGGTGGTGCAAATCAGGAAGAATACGAGTATAGGGTGAGCATGGACTTCATAATCCTCCACAGGAGTGTCTAAGCCATGGTGGCAATTGCAGGAAGACAAGTCGAGTTCCGGTGGGGAGACGACAGCCCCATGGATGAGATCCCCGGTGTTCGCGAGAAGGGCATCGAGCTAAACGGCGAGCCGATCGACATCACCAGCGATGACGACAACGGTTGGCGCGCGCTGCTTTCGATCGCGGCCGAGAACCAGGTGAATATCAGCCTGTCCGGCGTGAGCAAGAATGCCCGTCTCCGCAATGACTGGTTCGCCGGCAACCGCCTCGAGCCCGCGCGCATCACCTTCCCGGACGGAAGCGTCATCTCGGGAATGTTCTTCCTCGCCGCGTTTACCGAGACGGCCACCTACAACGCCGCGATGGCGTTTGAGGCGACGCTCAACAGCAGCGGCACCGTCAGCTTCACGCCCGGCTCACCGGCCTAGGCACATGTTTGAACCGATCAAGCTAGAATGGCACGGGAAGCCGGTTGAGATACCGGCTAACCGCGTGCTCGGGGCCATCGCGACCATTGAGGGTGTCATCACCTACAATGAGTTGCAGGACTTCGCTATGCGCGGGGCTTATCCGGCCGCGCGGGTGGCGAGCGCTTACGGCGCGTTGCTGCGCTATGCTGGTGTCGTGACGACTGACGAGCAAGTCTATGAGGGCTTGTTCAAAGACGAGGCGGCGACGGAACTCGTTGTCGGCAGCATGCGTCTCCTGATGATGATGATGATACCGCCGAGCCTGCGAGTGGGCAAGCAAGTCAAGCCCGTGTTGGCACCAGGGGAGAACCCCTCGGGAAACTTGCGGGCGGCGAAAACCCGAGCCTCGTCAAGAGCTTCTTCTCGCTCTTCGTCTCGCAAGACTGGTGCTCGCCGCTAGAATTCTGGCAGTTGACTGTCACGCATTTGCATTGGGTTTATGAAGCGCGTAAGCCGGTGCGTATGTTCGGGGGAATGTCGGAAGACGAGATCCGGGCAATCTACCACGCAACCTATGGGGACGATGAGTAATGGCCGGTTCTGCCGAGGTGGGCTCGCTACGATTGATCCTCGGCATGGACGCCGCGGATTTCGAAGCCGGCGTGAAGCGCATCAACTCCCATATGGATAAGATGGCGGCGAAGTTCGGCGCGGTGGCCGGCATCGCGCAGGAATTCGCGTCGCAATTCATCAACCGCATCGGCAACGCCTTTCAAGCCGTAAGCGACAACATCCTTAAGGCGATCTCCGATGCCGACAAGCTCGGCGATCTCGCGCAGAGCATCGGCATCAACGTTGAGGCGCTTTCGCGGCTGCAATTCGCCGCGAGCCTGGCCGGCGTGGACATCGAGAAGTTTGGTGTCGGCGTCACCAAGCTGAGCAAGGCGCTGCAGGAGATTGCCGGCGGCGCAAATGAGACGCCAGCCGCCAAGGCGTTCACCGCGCTCGGCATCAGCGTCAAGGATCTGAACGGCCAACTCCTCCCCACGGAGGAAATCATCGCGCGCATCGCCGAGAAGTTCTCCGGCTTCGCCGATGGGGCGAGCAAGACGGCGCTGGCCATCAACATCTTCAGCAAGTCCGGCGCGACGCTGATCCCGTTCCTGAACCAGGGCCGGCAGGGCATCGCCGAGCTGATGGCCGAGGCCGATCGGCTCGGCATC